TTAGATGAAAGACTTGAAGGTGGATTATTCCCTAAGACTTTAACCTGTTTAGTTGGTCAGGTAAATGTTGGTAAGAGTATTTTTTTAGGTAACTTAGCTGCTAATATGGTAATGAAGGGTAAGAATACCCTTTTAATTTCACTCGAGATGTCTGAGTTTATGTATGCTAAAAGAGTAAGCACCCAGCTAACTCAAATACCTCATAGTGATTTAAAAGTCTATACTGACGAACTCAAACAACAGATTGGGCACATACATAAGCAACTCGATTCGAAGCTTGTTATTAAAGAGTATGCACCAAAGACTGTAACAGTTCGTCATATTGATGGTTATATTGGTAAGTTAAAACATAAAGGGTTTGTACCTGAGGTTGTTGTAATTGACTATATTAATCTTCTTAAACCTACCTCTAAAAACTTGAATTCATATGCTGAGGTTAAGGAGATAGCTGAACAACTTAGAGCTCTTTCTTTTAAATATAGTATACCGTTCGTTACGGCATCTCAATTAAATCGTGGAGCATTCAACACAGCATCGCCCGGGATGGAGGGCATTTCTGAAAGTATTGGCTTGGCTGCCACTTGTGATGTTATTTGCTCCCTTTGGCAGGAAGATGAAGACAAAGAGCTGGGACTCATTCACCTTGGTATGCAGAAGAACCGGTTCGGTGTTAATTACGGTCACTGTACCTTCAAGGTCAAATATGAAACGTTAACTCTTACAGAAGTTAACCCAGACCACTTTGCACAGGAAAATACCCAGCAGGCGGTACAAGAGGCTGAAAATACTTTAACAAAGTTAACAGAAGAAAAAAGTACACCTTAACTTGATTAATAGCATTTTATGTAGTAAATACTCTACATCAGATGTTTAACGAAAAAGTCCTTAATGACTTTAACTCCAGAACTAATCCCTTAAGTCAAATTTGTACCAAAGAGTATATTCTCGGGGTATTTAAATTTGGCTCTTACCTTTCTATTATTCATAATAAAAGACTTAACCCATCTGCAATTTTTGTATGCGTTTTAGAAAATAGAGAAATAAGAGACATGTTTGTAGAAATTACACATTCAGATTCTGTACACGAAGCTTTACTTGGCCTGTTGCAATTATACCCCCCGCTATTAAAATCGAAAAACACCAAACGGTTGTTTAAGAAATCGATAGCAAAATGACGCACCTAGAACAACGTATATTCAATAAACACTTAGCTGTTTCAAGATCTCTTCGCAATAAACCTTTTAAGCTTCGTCAGAACTTTGATAACTTCGAGCAAGACCCGAAGTATATCCATATAAAAAGACTTTCAATATTCTTTTCAAAGTATCCAGATGTTAATATGGATACCTATTTTTTATCTCCCTATAAGCTTTATCCTGATGTTCAGTATTTTGATTTAGCTTACTTTGCTTCACCTAGAGCAATAAAGTCGTATACAATTTACAAACAACAATTATTTCAAGAATCTCCAGATGCTCAAAAGGATGATGTGAAAGAGTCTATACAATTTTTAGTTCGCTATTGCTTACAGAACAAAATACAGCTCCACGATTACATTTACCATAAAGAAAAAAGTATTGAACCTATCTGGACCTACCATATTAAGCATAACAAAATTAACCCTTATGTTTTAATGGAGTTCCCTAATATATTTCATATAATACAAGAAATGCCTAAAGATGAAAGAGAGTTCCTTTTAGGGCGTTTCGGAACTAATTTTCTTGATTACCGGACAAAGTATATGAATTCAAAAGAACTCAGGCCGTTTTTGGAAAAAGCTTTTTACCGTCTAAAACTTTTTGTAGATAAAAACTTGAACTCTGCAAAATACAATACATAATATATCAACTATGACATTCACAAAAAATATGTTTAACGAAATTAAGGCCTCCTTGTCTGATAAAAAAGATAGCTCATATAAGGATATCATGAAATTTGAACCTGGGAAGACTTACGTAGTTCGTCTTGTCCCTAACGTAACTGATCCTAAGACTACAATGTATCATTACTATCACCATTCCTGGAATAGTCTTTGTACCGGTCAGTTTGTTACCACCCTTTGTCCTTCTACTTACGGAGAGCAATGCCCGGTCGATCAATACGTTCTTAAGACCTACAATACCGGGTCTGCTGAAGATAAAGAAAAAATTAAACCGATCACACGTAAAGAGAATTGGTTTGTTAATGCTTATATTATCTCTGATCCTACTAATCCTGAAAACGAAGGTAAGGTTAAAGCTATTCGTTACGGTAAAGAGCTGGCTAAGATTATTAATGCAGCCATTGACGGAGACGACGCTGATGAGTTTGGTGTTAAGATCTTTGATGTTGCTGAAGGCTGTTCTCTCAAGATTAAATGCGAGTCTCGTACCGGTATGGGAGGTTCAAAAGCATTTGTTACCTATTCGGCTTCAAAGTTTACTTCGCCCTCTAAGCTTGAAGGTGTAGATGCTAAGAAGATTGATACTATCTATGAATCCCTTCTCGAACTTGATAAGTTTAATAAACCGAAAACTTATGCTGAACTTCAGCGTATGCTCGATCAGCACTTCTTCTGCATTCAAGATGTTACCTCTGTAGAAGAAGATGATGAACCTGTCTCTAAACCTGTCCCTTCGAAGAAGGATGAAGCATTAAACTCTATCTTTGCAGGTATTAAAGAAGCTACTTCAACTATTGAACCATCTGTTTCTAAAGTCGAAGTATCTGAAGAAAAGCCAGCTATTGATGACACTGATGCTAAACTTAAAGAACTTCTCGCAAGTCTCTAATTTATGTTAAGAAGTAAAAAGAAACTCCAATACGCTAATCATAATATTCTTCATTCACCTGAAGAGGTTGATGAGCTTATTAATAATGCTGCAAAGGCTTATGAAGCTTATCTCGATGCTTTAGGCTTTGATTGGCGTAATGACCCGAATAGTGCCGATACACCTCGACGTGTTGCTAAGGCGTTTGTTACCGATTTAGCTATGGGGTGTTATTCAGCGCCTCCTAAAGTAACCGCCTTCGATAACGTAGATGGATATGATGGTATGGTTTGTCAGAACAATATCAAAGTTGTATCAATGTGCTCTCACCACCATGCACCTTTTATGGGTGTAGCTCATGTGGCTTATTTGCCTGCTAAGAATGGTAAAGTGATTGGGTTATCAAAGCTTAATAGAATTGTAGATTGGTTTTCAAGAAGGCCTCAAGTTCAAGAAAACTTAACTATGCAGGTTCACCAGTATATTGATCAGGTTTGTGAAAAGAATAAAGGAGTAGCTGTATTAATTGAAGCTAATCATACTTGTTGCTCTAACCGTGGTATTAAGCATGATTCAACAATGAGAACTGCTAGAATGTCTGGTTCCTTTTTAGATGAAAAAGATAATTCAAGGGCTGAGTTTTACAAATTTGTGGAGTTTGCCCAAAATAATAAAGGACATATTTCATAAAATGAGCACAATTGAGGAACAACTTGCAACAGCTATTGTAGCTAAGATGGCAGGGGTTGAGCTACAAAAAGTAGATGAACATACTATAACTCAATCCTCTACAGGCCCAGCTAGAAAGTTAGACCCTAAGTCATTTCTACCAGGTATGCAGCAGCACCAACAGAGGCAACAAGATGCAGTTATTGCTGCCGCTAACCGAGAGGCTGAAATGGCGTATCCTCTGCCAACTGATTATGGAAATCAGTCCCAGCCTATACTTCAAACGTCTACAGGTATACCACCAGTTTTAGCACAACCTCAAGCTGATCCTAACCAGCTCACTTTTGATTTCTTAGACGAAGCTACCACTAAAAAATCTTTAAAACAGCTTGATTTAATTGTCGATTACCTGTATTCTATTAATAACAAATTAGATAAGGTACTCTCAAAACGTGACTAATATTCTGTCTCTTAATAAAGAATCTTTTGTTCAGAAGTTTCTTTCACCTATTAGTAAACTAGCTGATAACGTTTCCGTCACTATTGATGATAACGAGGTATTTACTACTTGCGCCTCTCAGGACGGGTCAGTAGTACTCTTAGCTAGTTATAAAACTGATACAGCTGTTAGAGGTATACCTCGGATAAATCTTCCTGATGTTAAAAAGTTTGTCCGTCTTCTTGATTGCGTTGAAGAGAGTGATATTGCATTAACTATTGAAGA